ATTTATAGCAAATATTGTTGCTCGCTATCATTATTGTTAGTATATACGTAAAAAGAAACCTCGCGTTTCTAATAGGAGGATAAATGAAAAACTTAAATTTAATTGAAATGGTACAAGAAATTTTAGAAAGCCGCGAAACTGCTTATTCGCTCAGCAAAAAGTCCGGAATTTCCGAACAACTAATCGGAAAATATAGAAACGGTATAACCGCAGTCGGAAATATGACACTGGAAAATGCGCAGAAATTGCTAAATATCGACCTTGCCGAACCAGAATGCAAAGACGGCGAGCGTGTGTTCGCTTCTCTTCTCGCTGCTCCAGTTCTCCAACGATTTGGATATGACGCCGCCTTTATCTACAGAAACTGTCTATCTTTGAAGCAGGACGAATATACGCCTTTCCTGGACTACTTCCTGGCATGCTTCGATAATATGAATAATATCTCGATTATCATGCGCTTTGAAAATACAGACACAGAAACGTTCGAGGAAATAGCATAAAAAAAGAACCCACCGCACTGGTGGGTTTTTTGCTACTTGAAATCTTCCTCGGTGTCGCTGGTTGGTTCTACTTCCGGCAAACCTGCGAGAGATGTTCCGAGTGATAGAATTGCGGCCAGCGCTGCTGTGGATCCTACGAGCTTCCAGTCAACGCCGCCGATTGTTGCCGTTGTTCCAATCGTCGCAACGAATGTCTGCGCTGCTGTTTTTAGCGCTCTTCTTGCTGCTGCCTTTGCCCACTTTAACCAATATTGTTTGTCTTTCATTTTAGTTCCCTTTCCCTTCTTTCTTCGATTTGTCTAATTCTGTCACTTAGAAATGTGACAGATGTTTCTGTTTGTGCCAAGCGATTTTCCAGAGACATAACTCGGTTACTTACGTCCCTGGTGGTTGCTTTTAAATCAGTGATGCCTTCTTTTACGTAGGTTATGTTAGCGTTCATCTTCCCTAACTCCTCGGCTAGTTCTTTTGCTTGGTCTTTATTGCCCTTGTGAATTGTTGAATTAACGCTCCAAATGGTAGCAACTAGACCGCCAAGAGATACTATCAGACTGAGATAAACTGGGTTAATTCCTTCTTGCATGAAGCCACCGCCTATCTAATTCTGATTGTAGTTCCAGCGTAAATAACGTTAGGATTTTCAACGCCATTAACTTCGGCCAGCCACTGCCATGTCGTATCAAACTTTGCAGCAATTCCGCTCAATGTATCACCAGGCTTGATTGTGTAATAAACAGCGCCTGCTGACGGTGCTTCTGCAGTTGCTCCGTTGATCACGATTTCTTGTCCTGGATAAATCTTGTTCGGATCTGGAATGTTGTTAATTACAGCAAGGCTTTGATATGTTGTGCCATAGCGTGCCGCAATCGCCGACAATGTATCGCCCTTTTGAACGATGTATGTTGTCGAGTCTGCTGCTGGTGCTGCTGCAGCAACCTGCACAGGTGCCGCTGCCGGTGATGGTGCGATATACTCGCCTCCTGGGTTCGCGTACTTCATCCACGCCTCTGCGTCGCCGTAGAACTTATCAAGGTCAACGCCTCCGTCATAACCATAAACGCGGCCGTTTCCTCCTGCGTATTGGCGCATTGCGCATGCGTACGCTCCCTCGTTCCACGGTGTGTCCTGGTAGTATGTCGGCTCGCTGTCTGCGTATTCTGCAACCCACAGGCCGTAATCTCCTACGCCTGCAACCTTATTTAATGCGGACGCCTGAATATAGACTAATGGTTTCACGCCTGTCTGGTTATAAACATTGTCGCACCAGGCCTTGATCCATTCGTTTGGATAAACGTTCCATGCGGCGTTGCTCTCTCCCTCGAAGTCAAGAACCAGAATTCCTTTACGGATATATCCTTGAATGTTCTGCAAGAAGAAATTACTTTCCGCAATTGGATCGCCTCCGTTTGCGTAATGATAAACGCCGTATAATTTACCCATCTCAATTGCCTGCTGCACGTGTGTGTCGCAGCATGGGTTAATATATCCGGTTCCCTCCGTCGCCTTTACAACTACGAAGTCGTAACTAATTTGTCGCAAGTCTAGGCTTTGCTGCCAGCTTGCAACGTCAATTCCTTGTAATGCCATTTTTCCACCTCTTTCTTTCTATCTAAAAAGGCACCCTTTCGAGTGCCCTCATAGAAAATTTATTTTTTGTAATCCCAGGCTGAGCCAAATCCTGGCTCATTGCCCTTATTGTTGTCAATTTTTGAAACGAACACAATTCCACGTGCGATTGCTAAATCACCCTTGTTATAAGTGACTTTTTCATCCCACGGATAAGCTTTCTTTTCCTTTGTCATATCTTCATATAGCAAAGGCGTATTTTCAGGCGTCTGGCCTTCCACTGCGATATGTTCTGATTCAACTACGTACGGAGTTCCGTTGCATCCAATGCGCTGGCCTTTTTTGTATTTAACCCCTGGTGTCCATTGATCCAAAAATGAAACGTACTTTTTAACAACGTCAGCACTTGCTGTTTGTAGAACATCGTTAACAAGCGGTCTAACTTCCTTAAAGTTATTTGCTTCGATATCTTTTTCTGGCACATCCGTCAAGATAAACGATAGCGTGTATCCTGTGCCAGACTTAGAGAAAGTAAGCGGCTCTGTATACATTTTTGCAGTAGGTCCATCGTCGAATGATATATCGTGGATCACACCAACTTCGAACGAGTCAATTAGAATTTTTAAGTTCTCAAAAACTGCACGCTGAAAAGTAACAACACTTTTATTGTTACTTGGTATCTCTGTAAATTTCTTGTTGTCAATTAACATTAGTCACCCTCCTAAACCGATTTGACAAAAAGTATATCTACACTTGCACCAATAGGAACATTAGGCCAACCACTAGGATTGTAGACAGTGCAGTATACAATGTTATTCGTAAAGTTATACAACGATACAGTGCTTCTATAGTCAGTGTACGGTTGTAATAGACCAACTAATTTATATCCAGCAGGAACAGTAATCGTGATACGAACATCCTCTCTATCATTCATTGTTGCGTTGAATGTTGATCTAGCGCCGGAGCCACCAAATCTTTTCACAATGAACGTATCATTACCTCCAATTGCTAATCCGTTTTTAGCATTGAGTTTGCCAGCTACGTCGAGTTGCCCTTTTGCTGTTGTATTCTGACCATTAAAAGTAAGAGCGTTATTAACTGCATCAACCTTAGGCTTTAGTACGTTGATTTGATTCTGCAGATTGCCCGCTGCATCTGTGCCTAGTTGGTTCTTGATGCCTTCGAACCATGCATCAAATAAAGCTCTCTGTTGTGTGTAGAGAGTGTCCATGTTTAGATTGTTAACTGCACTTACAAAGCCACACGCGTTTTTATCGAGACGTGTATCCGTGATGTCTGCGTTAGTGATTGTTGAAACGTTAGCTCTAACCATTACATTGGCCAGCACCAAGTCATACACAGCGCCTTCGCGTACTGGAGTAGGCTTTACTGGTTGTGACTGTGGAGTTCCTTTAACAATCTCCACTCTGATATTTCGCTGTGCTTTATTGTCGTCTAGGCGCAATACGATTAAGTCGATGCGTGATTGCGCATCGCTGTTTGGAATGATGATACGTGTTTCGTCCATGTTGTAACCTGTAGCTCCATTGATAAGGCACGCACCAGGCTGAACGGTTAGGCTCATACCACCACCTGCAGCAGCTACGACCTTAAAGCTATTATTGTTGCCAATACCGAATACACCGTTTGTGTAGTAATTTGATAGGATGCTTCTTAAGACATCACTTCCCACGGCCCTATCAAACTGCGGGAATCCACTTTCATCAAAACTAACCTCTGATGTAAATGGGAATGATTGCATTGCCATTATAGTTCCTCACTTTCTGTATGCGACCGGCACTTTATCGCCAAACGTTAAACTTATCTCATGCACTGAGTTCTTAAAGACCTCACGCACCTCCGTTAATCGTGCTTGAAAAGCCATCTGGAAGTCGTCAATCAATAAATCGCACTTATCGCCTAGATTAAAGTCTTCCATGTATCGAAGACCGTTATTTCTAACTGCATCAAATGAAACATTAAGAATGCTTGTATGCTTCTTTTGCAGGTCTTCTTTTCCTGCCTGAATAAGTCGGTTTTTGTATGCATCTAGCGATTCTTTTGTTGAGTCGTAAATCTCCGCCGTCTTATCAATGTAGACGACACGTCGATAGTCTGAAGGATTGGCACGCAAGTCAACCGTTACGCTGACCTGCCTGCCTTCCTCATAACTGCCATTACCTATAACGATTGCATAGTTCTTTGATAACGTTGTATCTTTGGTGATTTTCTCGTTCTGGATATTTCTCAGCTTCTCCGCGAACGAAGCAAAGCTGTTCTGTGTCTGAGATTGTGTACGATCTAAACCCTGCCACACTTTGAACTTGATTTGCTTGTTGACATAGTCGTATAGGCAAGAGTAGCTCATCTGCTGCGTTTTCAGTAACGCATAAAGTGCTGTGGCCAATCCTTCACCTGTGGACTGTTTAGTCACGCTGGTGCCTAGTAGTGGTGAGTTCGCCTGCGCCTTAGTCAGCAGTGGTATGTCATCCATGTAGTTATCTACGATGGTTCTAGCCACCATTTCGATGTTTCCTGTATGCCTAAAGCGTGGGTACGTGATTTTATCGTTCAGCTTGTATTCGTAAAAATAGCCAGATAACAAAATCAACTGTCCGCTAGACTTGCGAGCATACTCGAACTTTTGAATCATGCCTAACTCTGGCCGTGAACTATTGAAGACGTACTCCGCACCTGTGACGTATTGGTCTGCAGGAATCTGAACCATGAATTGTCCTGGTTCGTAGTATCTGCGGATCCACTGTAAATTGATGTAGTTGAAGTATTTGATAAGATTAAAATCTTTATCCAAGAATGCTAATTCCATCTATCCCTCCTGACTACATGCCTAAGTAGCGCTTATTGAAATATACATATACGGCCATGTTCGAGTCGCCTGTATCTGCACCGAATGAAATGTTGCTATCTCCAACATCCAAGCGAATGTCAGTGAATGACGATGTTCTATCGATGTGATGAATCCAGTTCTCACCGTTTTTGGTGATTCGATAGGATTCGCAGTCAATAATCAGCAGGTCACCACTCACAAAGTTTCCAAGAACACGCACGTATGCGTCGTTCTTTTTAATGACTGGATTGCTGCAGCTGCCTTTGAAGTTAATTCGTATAACAGGCATAACCTCAGCATCGCCATCGTTGTTGATCGTGACTGTTTTCGAGAAGTTAAACGATTCAGCTACAATCTTAATTTTTTGTGTCTGAATGTATGGGAATGCGAATCGCGGAGTTATAGATGCGATGTTCTGGCCGAAGTTATCCACTGATTTTAAGTGCGTATCCTCACAGTAGAATTTAACCGTCAGCTTCATTGGCATGTGGATGTTCTGTGAAGGACAACTAAAGCCTTCAACCACTCCATCAATCCAGCGAGTTTCGCCTTGATAAGTAATAACAATCCTGTACCGCATCTTTGGTCTAAAAAACGAGATTGCCTCACGTCTTAGGACTGCATTTAACTTTGTTAATACTGTCTTAGCTTTAATTTGTATTGATCTATCGTCAATGCGCATTCCAGTTAAAAGAGCGCCATCTTTGACAGCACTCTTTTCTGAATAAACGCTAATTTTTGGATAATCGATACCTTCTAGCCCGTCCGATAGGATGCGCCACGCTGAGTTGGTACCAAGTAGAAACTCTTTTCCATCCTCACGTACGCATTTTACATTAACGATTCCACTCATTAGATACCACCTGCCAATCCAAACTGGAATGTGTTTTCTGCTTTTCTCATGATTGCATCAGGCGAAGTCTGCGTGTCGTAGAAGTTAAACGTTGCGCTTCTATTCATTCCTCCACTCATGTTCGCACTCATTGTTCCGAATGATGCAGAAACGTTAGCTCCGATTTCATCCAGATTCATAAGGTCTTCAGTTCCTTCCTCGAATCCAGCGACGCACATTTCACCGATGTACTTGAATACCCTCGATGGTGAGTGAATTCCGAGCGTTTTCTTGAAGCCATCAATGAAGCCATTTGCCAGGTCGCCCATCATACTAGCAAAGCCGCCCCATGCGTTTTTAATGCCGTTTTTAAGTCCGTTTACGATGTCTTTTCCGATAGACAACATTTTGTCTGGGATGCTCTTAACACCGTCTACAACGCTCGATACGAGGCTGCTAGCAGCGCTTGCTCCTTCGCTTGCTAGGTTCTTACCCCACGTTAGGATTGAGTCGATAACTTTACTCAAGAAATCAGCCACGTTCTGCGGAAGATTTACAAAGAAATCGATAACACCTGCCACAAAGTCACCGCCTGCTTGAATTGCATTTGCAATCATGTTTGTAGCCCACTGCTTCACTTCTGACATGACGTTGCTTAAGAAGTCAGCTACGTTCTTAGGTAGATTAGCGAAGAAGTCGAGCACGCCTGCAACAAAGTTTGTACCTACTTCCTGCCCCTTCTCGATTAACTGTTCACCCCATAGGATTATTGTTGCGATAAATGTACCTAACGCTACGCCGATGTTGTACGGTAAGTTCACAAAGAAGTCAATGATTGCCTGGACGAAGTCTGTTCCGACTTCTACCGCTTTAGCCGCTAGGTCTTTTGCCCATTGACTAATTGATTCAAACACTCCCGTTAAGTATCCTTTAATCTTCTCTGGGAGTTCACTAAACCACTTCACCACAGCCTTGAATGCATCAGGAATTGTCTTTGTGAAGAAGTCCTTTACTGCATCCCATGCTTTTATCACTGCGTTTCTAAAGTCCTCGTTCGTGTTCCATAGGATAGCGATTGCCGCTATCAGTCCTGCAATCGCTGCAACTATCAGCACTACAGGGTTAGCGCTCATCGCTGCATTAAGTAGCCATTGCGCTACTGTTGCTCCTTCGTTTGCTGCTTGGAAAGCCTTAAATGCAGCAGCTGCGCCCTGGATGGCCGATTGAATAGATAGAGCCACATTAAAAGTGATGATTGCTGCGGTTAGGCCACCTACGGCTGGCAGAACCTTATCCATGTTCTCACCTAAGAACTTGATTGCATCAGCAATTCCATTAAGAACTTCATTATCGCCTGCCGCCTCTGAAATAAACTCACCGATTGATTCGACAATCTCGCTTACCGTTCCCACGAAGTCGTCCTTGAATGGTTGTAGTTGCGCTTCTATTCCTTTACCGATTTGCTCTAGGATGTTCTTTCCAATCGTTTGGATCGTTGGCGCTAAATTATCCCATGCCGTCTGTAGACTGGCTAGGAATGTTTGCATTGCTGCGTCTACGTCACCGTCTGGATCACCCATTGCAGCTAGTAGGTTTTCGAACGATGCCTTTGCCGCATTCATCGAGCCCTGGATTGTTGTCTGTGCTTCTGCTGCAGCTACTCCAGCCACACCCATGTTTTCTTGTACTAAGTGGATCGCATCGACGATATCTGCGTAACTGCTGATATCGAATTTTCGACCCATTGCTTCAGGCAAATCTTCGGCTGTTTTTAGCAGTCTTTTCATTTCTTCGTTCGTACCGCCAAATCCGAGCTTTAAGTTATCCAGCATGGTATAGTTGCCTTTAGCAAAGCCTTGATATGCATTCTGCAGCGATTCTATGCTAGTGCCCATCTTTGCTGAGTTATCAGCCATGTCACTGATTGCGAGGTTTGCCTTTTCTGCAGCAGCCGCTACATCACCTTTGAGTGATTGCTTTAGAGCTGCGCCCATTGAGACAGCCTGCTCTGCGTAGGTATTCATTGAGATACCCATTTTCTGAGCTTGTAATGCATAGGCCTTCGCACTACTGCTCGCTTCTTTATAAATCGTATCTAAACCACCATAGGACTGCTGGATGTTGCCGAAAGCATTAATTGCCTCACTGCCTAGATTGCGTAGACCATCTACAGCTTGTGTCATTAAGTTGCCCGCAAGTGTACCTAGTGCAGTAGATGCGGCGCTTCCGATTCTTGTCAGTCCAGTGGTGACACCGTCAGAGTCGAGCTTCGTATTAAAGACCAATGTTCCATCACTCATTTTCGTCACCTCCAATCTCAAATTGTTTACTAAATTCTTCTAATTCTTGTTTTTCTTGTTCGGATAGTTCCCTTTGGATTTCCCATGCATCGCGTAACTCTTCATAGACATCTACATTTTGACGTGTGTCCTTCTTGTAGTTCCGCCACTTCATGACGTCGTCTAATTTCGTGCCATTTAAGCCCTTTAGAAGCGCGAGAAATTTCCACCAGTGCAATTCTTCAATCGCTATTAAATCGATGCCATACTGCTGCAGAAACGCGGCATAAATCAAATCTGAATCGATTTCATAGTCTAGGGTGATGACTTGGTCATCTGTTTGCCTGGTATTTCTTGGCAAAGGGTTTTTAGGATTAGCAAACTCGAACAGGTCTTTTAGGTCTATTCGGTACGGCATGTCATTTTTAAATAAAAAAGCTACGTCAAAGCCCTTCCCGTTGAGGAGTGCTTTGTTTGCTTCGATGATGAATTTCATCCAAACTCGAAAATCCGTATAAATAGAAAAGTCCTTACCTTTTACGCGGATTGTATTAGGTAAGGACTTCTTGGTTAGGTCAAGCATTATTTCTTAACTTTTGAGACAGTATCCATCAGCTTACTGAAGGACTGTAACTTATCAAGCGGAATCCGACTCAATTCTTCACTGCTCTTTTCTGCTTGATAGTTCGCTAGTGGATTTTCGTACGCATCTCTAACTTTGAAGATTGCCAGCGTGATGTCGTTTAGGTCCATCTCGTCTAGGTCCTCTGTTCCGAAGATTTCCTCGATAGCCTCTTGGCCCACCAATTTAGCGATGAATTCAATCATCTTTTTATACTTCTCACGGTTCGGAAGATTTGTTGCATCAAGCTTGAAGATTGAATCCAAGTCCTCCCAGATTGCCATTGTTTTCTTAGGCAAATCGTAGCTTTTTCGATTAAAAATAACAGTGTATTGCATGCTTGCTTTCCTATCCTTTCAATTCTTAAGCGCCTGCTGTAAATGTAGGCTTGTTTGCTGCTAGTGTAACTTTACCAGGAACAATTGGACCGAAGTGTAGCGCGAATGTAATCTTCTGTTCCACTGTGTTTAGTTCCTTGATTTCGATTGTGCATGAAGGACAACTCCACGCATCATATGGTGTCTTAGTGCCAGCGAAAACAAGCAAGAATTCCTTTTTTGCATCTTCGCCTGTTGCGCGCTTCTTAGCTAGTGAGTAGATGAAGTCGAATGCTGGATCACCTTCATTTGTAACTAGCTCTTGATCCATTGAAGGAACGTAGCTAGTGAGTTCTGTAGTTGGTGATTCGTCCTCGATGTAGTCACTCTCTTCTGTCTTTGCATTGAATGATAATGAGAAGACAGTTGATTTACCAATACGAGCCCACACCTTGTCGGCTGTTGTACTTGTATTGATAAAAGGGATAAATTGATGCTTTCTAAGTCTTGTAAGTGCCATTTATAAGCCCTCTCTTTCTCTTGTGTATGTTATTTCGATGGATAACTGATAAACAGTATCGGATGAGTCTGTACTCAACGGATAAGGACTTCCTGTAACGCTAATGTTAAGGATTTGTCTGTTTCCGTCGAGTGCAGGATACTCATGCACGAATGGATAGTCATCCGCCCAGTAGGTTAACTTTTCTAATTGCTCATCACTGTCTTTTCTATCGTCCTCTGACAAACTGTTTAGTCTTGCTAGTAGTTGATAGTACTCAGTGATTTCATAGCTACTGTCTACGTGACTTACGATGTTACGCTGTGGACTTTTAAACAATCCATATTGATCGCTTCCATCTGATACGTGGTTTGTGTCTACGTCGATTCCGTCGTATTCTGCTAACCACTTGCTGATTGCTTCTGAAATTGTCATCCGTTACCTCCTGTTATGCGCTTGATTCCGCGTAGGATTTTTTCTTTTCCGCCTTGAGCCTTCATGCGTTCGAACCAGTAGTTCCCACGCATAGGTGCATCCTGGAAGTCTGCAGGCATGTAGTACCAACGACGAGCGTATGGTGTGCGATAGCAAAGTTTGCCGCTGCCTATTTTTGTGTTGATAATTCCTGATTGAATTAAGGCACCCGTGTCCTTCGGAACGTATGGATCACATAGACGGAGGCACTCGCTATCAATGAACTGTTGCACAGTTCCGCCTTCGTTGATACCCCTGCTCTCTACCACCTCTTTTGGTTTGATGTCAACTGACTTCAAACTGAAATGGAAGACCTCACCCATCAGTAAATAACCACCTTTATATTCTTCAGATGATCTCTGTTCGAATTATCATTCACGGCTCGGATGATTCCGCTCTTAGGGTGTCGCTTTATCAGGTCTGATAAGCGGCTTCCTTTGTCGTTTGTAGGGGTTTCTGCTACATTTCCGAAGAAGATTCCGTCCTCTTCGGTGAACGTGCTTAAATCAAGCGAAAACGGCTCGATAAACGTGACTGTAGTAGTCTTAACGGTCTGCAGCTTGCCGCCTTCCAACTTCTTTTCGATTTTGTCGGACCATTGGCAGCCTTTGACGACCGTACGCTTATAGCCTGTGGCCTGTTTCTGATAAACCGTGACCGTATCTGTGAAGACTGCCATTAGTATGTCCTCACTAGGCCGGTGCCAGATAGCCACTTACGGATGTTCTTGTGCAGTTCTTCCGTTGCTTGCGATTGTGTCTGTAGTACGTAGCTTTCGCTATAGCCATCATTAGACACAGAAGCAACGCCCTGTCCTGCTTTAGATCCAATCGTAGCGTTGTAGTTGATAACGTTGCAGATGCAGTCGAGCAGCTGCTCGTAGAAGATTTCGTTAGTTAGGTTTGAATTGTCTGCTATCCAGTTTGCGTAATGGATAACTCCCATAACGTTACGAATCTCACTCTCTGCTTGCTTTTCTGCTTTATCGAATTTATCTTCAGAGACAATGTCATGAAGGGAGCGATAACGCTCCCATGTTAGTAGGCTCATATGTTCCACTCCCTTCTGTTAATCTATTGATTAAACGTGCTTACGTACGCGAACTAATGCTTGATTAGTAACCTTGAACGCAGAGTTCAATTCAACCTGTGCTTTGGATCCAGCAAAGTTCTCGGAGTCAACGATACGTGCGACAGAGAAGTTAGGGATAATTGATAAAGCTTCATGGTTGTACATGATGAAGTCTACCTTAGCGAATGGTACTGTCTTCAATGCGTTAGCAGAGTCGTAGTACTTACCTTGTGTTTCAGCTAATGCAGAAACTTCGTAGAATGTACAACCTAACCACTTGCCAATCTGACCAGTAGCGTTTGTGAATTCATTTGACTGTGGTACGAATTCGGAGCCTGCCTGCTCTAGGATTGCTGCGTAAAGTTCAGGTGAGCAGAGTACAACATCTGCAGAACCCTTAGCAGCTACGATTTCCTTACGCACTGCAATAACTGCCTGCTTAACAGTCTTAGCTGTGATAGCGTCTGTCGCTGTAGCTGCCTTACCTTCATTGATCAAGCACGCTAAGCCAGATAAAGTCCAGCTTTCAGAAACTTCTTCATTTGCCACCTTTAAGGATTCATTTGCCAATGGTGTAGAAACTGCTGCAGCCTGTACGCCATAGATCTTCTTTGACTTCTGATAGTTGTTGTTGAATACAACTGGGATTAAGTCATCTCTAGACGCTTCATCCACGAAGTCACGACCTGGTGTGCCTACTTCAACCGCTGAAGTGCCTAACTTGCGAACGAAGATTCCGCCTGCTGCACCTTCTTCATACTTAGAAGTGAATGTTCTACCATCTGCGAATGGTGTTTTGTGATATAAGTTTGGTTCTAGTGTTGCCTTGTATTTTTCATCTACATGAATTTGTCCATAAATAACTGCCATATTTTAATTTCCTCTTTCTACCCTTTATAGAATGGGTTGTTTTTGTATTGCTCATCTAAATAGTTAGATGGCGCTGGTGGAGTTGAAATTCCACCGATTGGATTGAATGTGCCTTGTGGTTGTGGCTGTTCTGTTGCAAATAAAAAGGCAGAGTCTTCAGCCTTCTGTAATGCTTCTAACGCTGTCTTAATGTCTTCGGCCTGATTCTTTGATTGTTTCAGCGTATCAACGTCAAGTAAAGCCTTGATTGCTTTGGCATTTTTGCCCTTTAAAGTGTTGATATTCACGTTAATCAAATCATCGAAGTCGCGGTCTGCTAATCTCTGTGCAAACTCTGCATCCTTCTGAGTCAGTTGGCCCTTAAGGTCTTCAATCGTTTGTGTTAAGGCTGCTGGATCCACATCCTTGAATTTATCCAGGGACGCAGTCAACGTCTTAACTTTTTCGTCCGATGCATCCAACTTTTCTTTTTGCTTGTTGTAGTCTGCTATCGGCTTGTAGTTCGCCTTCATTTCTGTTTCGATGGTCGCTAGCTGATCGTCTGTCACAGTTATTCCAGCTTGTTTTAGAATCTCTTTAAAATCCTTCATTTCTTCCTCCTTAAATGTCTTCTATACCGCGCTTTCCGCGGTGTGGGATATATGAAAAAGACACCTCTTATCGAAGTGTCTTAATCAACTTAACTAAAAAAGCACCCTATTTAGAGTGCTTGTTCTTTATCATCAGTTGTTTTGGATTTGGCCATTTGCTCTTCGGCTTCATGTTGCCTTAAATCATCCATGAACAACTTATGATACTCTTCCATTGTTAGTTCTTCGCCATCAAGCATGGTATCAATTCCTTTCTATACCTAGATTGTACGATTGTTTTAAGAACTTTTCAACAACTTCATCGTAATCCACATTTTTTTCTTTAGTAAGAGCCCCCATTAAGTCATATACGCCTTTTCTATCATACTTCTCTGTTTTGGTCATATACCACACATTTCCTTTATTGGTTACGATTGTCATTGTTTTGATGCTGTCGTATTTCAAAAAGAATCGTATATCTTGCATGGAAAAATAAGAGAGACCAGGATGATTGTGTAATAATTCTAAGCTTTGTTGTTCTGATGTTCTAAGCAAATGGTACATATCTGTATTCGCCTCCACATTTATAGACTCCATGTCGCCAGCTGCGTATGAAGTTTGTATTGACTTGTTGATAGAAATAATTTGAGCCACCTCGTTACTATTGTTATGAACCATAGAAAATTTAAGTAACTCACGATGAGCTTGTGCTAGCATTTCAGCCTGTTCGTCAGTCATGTAGTTAGGCCGCACGTGCTTTACCTTCTGAATTGCTACATCAGTGATAAGAACCTTATTGCCCTTCTTGTGCTGACTGAGTTCATTAAGCATATTTTGCCACTTGCTTCGCTCACCACCAACCAATAGTCGGTTTTCTTTAGGCTTGAGATTCATTGCTTCACTAAATCGCATATACTCAGCCTTATTTGCGCGTATCTGTGCAGCGATTTGGTTACGGTCGACATTTTCATCGGCCACATACTTTTCACGCTTTAACGCTCTTATTTCGCGTTCCATAGCGCGCATCTGTTGCGTCGCTTCATAGCGTGTGTAGGTTCTGCCTTTGTACTCTACTGGATCAGGCTCTTTCAGTGGTTCTGGAATCTCGCTGATTCCTTCCCAGAATGGATAGAACATGTGAGTACAGTTTGGCCCTTGCAAGCCTTCAGGCCTACCATATGCACAACCTTCACCGAGTGGAGCATGGATGTCTGGGTACTTCTTGGATTTTCCACTCATTGAATAGACTTTATTTTGGAAGTAAACATGCGTATCGCGACTTCCTAAGTGTTGGCTGATAATTACTAAGTCCTGCCCTGTTGTCTTACAGTTAGCCTCTGTTATCTTTCCTGCCAGCTGCGCGGTAGATGTTCGAACGATCATCCGTACGGCTGTATCGACCTGATAGGTTCTGCCACTCGCATAGTCAACCGTTCGGAGTCCGCTTCTTGTAAACTCTTTTATCACGTCATCGCATGCTTGTTTATAGCTGTACGTGCCTGTAGATACCTTTAGCAGCGCTAGATCCAGCGACCTTTGATATGCTTCAGCAGTTTTAACCGTTCCTAACAGTGGAGTCTTGAATGCGGTCGTTCCGCTGATGTTCTTTAAATCGTTTTTAGCTTGTGCCTTAAATCCATCCGTGATTTGCTTCATCGAGTTCGGCTGTTTTAGATCCACACCGCCTTGTTCCCACATGGATAGGTCTTCGTTGAAGGCCATCTCGCCCGCTTCGCCTATCAGCTTATCACCAGCCTCTTTAGCAGTCTTAACTGTTTCGGATATCTTCTGCTTTACTTCTTGCTTGTATGCGTAGGTGTTCTCTGCAATCATGCGTCTGTATTCTGGAGTTGCGTTCAGCTTCTTCATAACTTCCGCGTGGATTTCTGCAGCACTGTACCCGTTCTCGCGCATTGACTTAGCCATAATCTCTGCCGTTTCGGTTAGGCGTTCGGTCTTTCTGACTCTTCGTGCGATATCTTGTAGCACCTCACGCTCCAGCTCCTGGTATAGACCAACCAAGTACTTATCGCCTAACAGTTCAATCTGTTCTTCAGATAGCATTGGCTAGTCCTCTAGGTCTGTGTTGTCGTCCTGTGTTGTCGTGCTTAGGTACTTGACCGCTTCCTCGTGTTCACAGTTCAGTCGCTTCATGATGTACTGAATCTTGAATTCTAATACATCCGGAAAACTCAACGCGTCATTGCGCCAGCCATCTAGTTCTGTTGCTTTATCGGTAACGTAGCTATCATCGAACTCCACCAGGATTTCTTCGTCTGTTGACCACTCTGTTTCATCACTGAATGTATTGTGAAACCAAATCAACGCGTGAACTAGATCTGTGATGTAGTCGATTGACTCTACGCGCTGCTTGTTCAATTCCTGCATTGAGTCCTGTCGCTGGCCTACGTATTCCGTGGCTGTCTTGATTTCACCACTTTCAAGTTGGTATTTCTTGGATCCATAACCAAACGAGAGTGATAGAAGACTCAAGCACAAATTAAACACTTCCTTAATTTGCGCCGTTCTGATTTCTGGATTGTACTCGTAGATGAGTTCCTTCTGGTCTGGCAACTTTTCACCCAGCAAGATAAAGAGTTTCTTTTGCTCCTGTGTTAGGAAACTATTGCCGTTTTGGTCCTTCTGCATGCTGGCCATTATCTCGTTGATGAATAAAAGTTTCTGGCCCTTATCCAAATCACCGAATAGCACAGAATAACATAGGTCGATTGTCTTCAAGAACGGAATAGCAGTGTAAAGTTTTGGATAACCATAGCCCTGCATGCCATCAAAGTTGTTTACCTCGGCGGTTCTCATGATTGCAAACGGCTTAACCTCACCAAGCTGCAGCATTGTAGCCTTATCCGTCAGCTCGCTGTCAGCATTGAAGTAGTACGATTCTGCAGTGTACTTGCCATCCGTCTTTCTGAAGACTACAAGCGTTGTTAACTGTTCGCCGTTTAAGTAGCCACTACCTAAGAATGCGCAATCGATTATCTCGTCATTCTCGACTCTGATCGGCACGATGCAATTAGAGGACACATAGTTGATCTGAATGTCACCGCCTCGCACTTTTCCGTCATCGTAGATTTCAGCGCCTTCTAGTCTTACGTATGCACCGACTGTACCTGTTGCGGCCATTTCCTCTAGCTGCTTTCTGTACATCTTGCTGAACTTATTTGCTCGTAAGAGTTCCAGCACGCCTTCAAACTTTGCTTCGCTTTCGCCAGCGTTAACTTCTACAATTTCGCAAAGGTTAGCATTGTCAGCGCATAGGCGCTTTGCAAATCCTAGCTGCGCAACTTCTACATTCACACCGTTTAGGTTAGTGCGTTTGTGGAAGCCGTCAACGTCATTGTTTGAGTACCAGTCGTAGCAATTCTTAATTACATTTGCCGCGCGCTGGTTATAGTTTATTCCTAGTTCTTTCAATTTCTGAAAGGCTGGTGATTGCAATTCTGCTTTATCCATCCGTTACCTCCTAAGGTCTATAAATTCTATGAAATCTAAAAAGGTATAACAGAATGCGTCATACCAGTCGTTACAGTTGTTTATATTCTTATCTTCTGGAATGTCTTTTTTCTTTTCATCCCACACTAGGCTGCTTAGAGCCTTTAAAACGTCAGTGCATTCAGCGCTGAACTTAAGCCGCCCTGATGTTAGCAGCATGTCAACGAACCGCGGACGGTCTTTTATTTCGTTCTTGCGGCATCCTTTGATGTTTCGTGCATTTAGCCCGTTCTTGATTGCTGCGGCTCTTAAACTGTTGATCATGGTCGTGCTGGCACTATCTGGGAATATCCAGTCAACTCGACCGTACTTCTCAATGGCTAATCTGTAGAATGCTATAAAAGCGTTGCAGATTTCTTCACTGCCAATCGTTGATGTCAACGGCAGGCCATATTCTTCAAGAACTTTGAACTCCTTATACCCGTTCATGTAGCCCGTTAATACGAACGTTGTTTTGGATCCATTGCCACCGAAGTCTATTCCCATGACGAGTTTTGAGAAAGCCCACTCGCCTTCTGTGTAAATGTACTTGCTTGGCTCTTCTGCCAGGTAAGGGAATAGTAAGCCTTCCGCTAGTACCCATAGACCTTCAATATAGCGCTTGTAGAACACTCCGCTGTATTGGTGTTCATATCTCAGTCTGATGCGCTCAGAAAGGCTCAAATTGTCCTTCATCGTGAAGTGCAGATAAAGAACGTTTTTTTCGTCTGCCTTATCTATCCAGTTCTTTTTGAACCAGTGATCAGGACCTTCTGGGTTACAGTTGAACCAGAATTTTGAACCATCGACTGAACATCGTGCTGTAGCTTGATTCACGAAGGATTCAGGCATCAGTCCGACTTCATCAAAAAAAGCACCTGCAGCTGTGATACCTTGAACGAGGTCCTGCGATGCTTCGTCTTTACCGCCGAAAACGTAGTAGTAGTTTGTAATTCCATCTTTGCTAATTTCTAGCAAGTTTTCACTTCGTTTATCTTCGTAGCTATAACCTCTACCCACTAGCATGCGTTTTAAAGGCCCTAGAACATTGCGCCTGAATGAGCCGATTGTTTTACCAGACATGATAAAGTTCTCGCCTGTAAACGATGTTTGCGCCCATATAACGAAGGACAGAGACATGCTGACAGTCTTTCCTGAACGGATGGAACCATCGGCAATGATTCCGTCGTAGTCGTTGACTGGTGATTCGTTCATCCACCAGTTTAAGATTTGACGTTGCTTCCTACTGAACGGCATAAATTTAAAGACACTAACCTGTTTCATTCCAGTCGTCCTCTATCGTTCCCTTTAACGCCTCTATGAATCCGTCATCATGCACTGCGATTTCCTGCTGCTGTTCTATCTTGTCGCGTTGGCCTAACAGGTTTTTACCGAGGAAAATCTGCATGGTTATGTTTCCGCTCGCAGCTGACTTCCATTGCAATCGTCGAAGGCTTGCCCTGGCGTCGTTCAAACCGTCCTGGTACGCCTTATTGAATTGCTTTCTGCGTTGTAGGGTTTTAACGCTACAGCCCAGCACGCTTGCTATTTCTTCCTGTGTGCAGCAGATTTTGGCTAAGTTCTTCACGGTGTCATAATCAATTTTGACTTTCTTTCTTCCCATGTGTTTCGCTCACCTCCGCTCTGCTGTACCTCCTGTTTATTTCTTTTTTCTGTTTGGGTTTGTTTCTTCGTTTAGAAGTTTCGCTTTCTTGCCAGTCATCTTCTGCCAGCGGTCGATTATCACATCGACGAAGCGTGGATCTAACTCCATCAAGTAGGCCTTACGCTTTAATTGCTCCGCGGCAATCAGCGTCGAACCGGAACCTCCGAAGAAGTCGACGACAATTTCGCCCTGGTTACTACTATTCGCCATCAAACGTCCTACTAGTTTGACTGGTTTCATTGTTGGATGCAGGTCGTTTGCTGCTGGCTTATCTTCATGAATGATTGTTGACGCTGCTCCGTCGTCCTGGTGTTTCTTGATGTATTCAATCAGCTGCGCCTTTGTCATTTCTTTGAAGTTCAGCTCGTTTTCTATGACTGTTGTCTGTGAACGGTCGTCAATGAAGAAGTGGGCGCCACCGTCTTTCCAGCCATAAAGGCACGGCTCGTGCTTCCAGTGATAATCTTGGCGCCCAAGAACTAGGCTGTTTTTAACCCAGATTAAGCACTCTCTTACTACCCCCCCCGCTCGTTTCAGAGCACTTCTGAAGTTTGCGCCCTCTGAGTCCGCGTGGAAGATATAAAACACGCCTCCTGCTTTCAGACTGTTCAGCATGTTGCTGTAGAAATCTGTCAGAAAGTTAAAGAAGTTATCATCCGACATGCTGTCGTTCATGATGTTTCCTGCCTTGCTGTGATAGTCGACGTTGTACGGTGGATCTGTAATGCATAAATCTGCAACTTCACCATTCATCAATTGCTCGACGTCTGCTGCGTCTGTGCTGGAACCACACATCAGTCTGTGTTCGCCTAACTGGTATATATCGCCCAGCACCGCATTCGGTGTTGCTGTCAATTCTGGATCATAGTCATCCTCGTATGCTTCCGGTTCTTCTTCCTGGTCTAGTCCATCAAAGAACCCGAAGTCTGACATGTCGAATATGTCACTCAAATCATCCAGCTCGTCCTGCAGCAATTCTTCATCCCACTCTGCAATCTCTGCCACTTTGTTGTCCGCTAGTCTGAACGCCTGCACTTGTTCCGGCGTTAGGTCGGTTGCTATTATGCACGGCACTTCTTCTAGGCCGAGGCTTTTGGCTGCCGCTAGTCTGGTATGGCCACAGATTACTGTGTGGCTTTCATCCACAACAATTGGAACTTTGAACCCGAACTCGCGGATTGAGTTTGCAACGTATGGAACCGCCTTTTCGTTCTGGCGTGGGTTCTTCAAGTATGGATGTATATCTTCCGTCTGCAGATAGACGATTTCTTCGGTTTGACTCATTCGTTGGTGTGTCCTTTCTTTTTTAGTGCAGAACTTAATCACGCGACTGCTTTTTGCTCTTTCGTGTTTATCTCTGTTTTGACTTTTAGTCAGTTCTGCTTTTTCTGTATTGAAAAACCGCAGCTCACTCGTTATGGCTCTGTTGCCTTTTCTGTGTTCCACGGTTTTGTTTCACGATTTTATTTTTTATGCTTATTCTTTAAATGATCTTTTCTTGACATATAATAATGTTTTTTGTATAATCTCAATTCTTTTTTAAATAATCATGTCTTGCTAGCTCAGTCGGTAGAGCATCTCACTTTTAATGAGGGGGCCGTTGGTTCGAATCCAACGCAGGACACCATTTTTTGGGTTTATGACCCTTTCGTCTAGTGGCTCAGGACTCTACTTTCTCTGTGTAGAAACAGAGGTTCAAATCCTCTAAGGGTCGCCAGATATTTTAAATTTTAGGTCGCTTAGCTCAGTTGGTAGAGCGCCACCCTTACAAGGTGGATGTCATAAGTTCGAGTCTTATAGCGACCACCATTACTTTTAGGTGCAGCGGTAGTTCAGTTGGTTAGAATGCCGCCCTGTCACGGCGGAGGTCGCGGGTTCGAGCCCCGTCCGCTGCGCCATCTACTAAACCTTAGGTTAAGGTTCTTGATTCTATTTATCTTGATTTTTTGAGTGATCAAATTAAATTTTAAGATTATAAGTTCTAAGATAACACTTTGTTATTGATATTTAATCTTGCCTCGTTAGCTCAGTTGGTAGAGCATATCACTCTTAATGATGGGGTCGTAGGTTCGAGACCTACACGGGGCACCATCTTTGGCCCATTCGTCTAGCGGTTAGGACACCAGCCTCTCACGTTGGTAACACGAGTTCGAGTCTCGTATGGGTCACCATTTCTTGATCTTATTATAATACTTCGTTAAGAGTTAGCACAATATATCTTTATAGAGTTTATTAGTTCTAAGAAAAAC